ATGTGGCTGTATGGTCACAAGGTATTTCAAAGCAGTCTGCTTTCGGAAATCTCCGTGAGTATGCTATTGAGACTGGCTCTATCTCTAACCTAGAGTGGAAGATTAAGCGTAATGGTCAGGGAACTGAAACCAATTACACATTGCTTCCAACTAAGCCTGACACAGAACCATTCAAGTTCGATGGCATTGAGCCATTCAATCTTGAAAAGGTTGTTCGTGAAGTCGCTTATGCAGAGCAGGAGAATTTCTACTTCGGTTTTGATGCTCCATCTCTAACATCCAGCAATACTGACTGGTAAAAATAAATATGATGGGGGTAGACGATTCGCTCTCTGCCCCCATTCTTCATCTCTAACTTAAGGAAAATTTTATATGAGTTATGCTGGACTGCACGTTCACACTCACTACTCGCTATTTGATGGAATAGCAACACCACAAGAATATGTGGATAGGGCAATCGAAATTGGAATGCCAGCCATCGCAATCACAGACCACGGTTCGCTATCTGGACATCGTGAGATGTATCGTATCGCTATTGAAAAGGGTATCAAACCTATTCTAGGTGTTGAAGGATATATTGCACAAGACCGTTTTGACCAGAGAGATAAAACAGAACGTGAAGATACACCACTTAACCCTGTATACAATCACTTGATTATTCTTGCTAAGAATGAAAAAGGTCTTGAGAATCTAAACAAACTAAATGAGATTGCTTGGACTGAAGGATTTTACAAGAAGCCTCGTATGGACTGGGCTTCATTGGAAAAATATAAAGAAGGACTTATTATTACTTCTGGATGTCTGTCTGGTTTCTTGGCTAAGGCTATCGAAGCAGATGACCTTGCTGCTGCAAAAGAACATCTACAGTGGGCTAAACAAACATTTGGCGATGACTACTATATTGAAGTAATGCCACATAATCCAGCAGAGATTAATAAAACTATTCTTGCTCTTGCAGATGAGTTTGGTATCAAACCTATCGTCACTCCTGACTGTCACCACGCTGGTCCAGACCAGAGAGAGATTCAGGAACTTAAACTTATTCTAAATACTTACTCTAATAAGATTGAGAAAGATGCTTCATTTGCTGGTAGTCAGAAGTACGACAACCTGATGGATAAGTTAGACTATCTTTATGGTGCAGACCGTCAGATTACATTTAGAGATTATGAAATCCATTTGCTATCCGATGAAGAGATGCACAAGTCTATGGAAGCCCAGGGTATCGTAAGACAAGATATGTATGACAATACTATTGAGATTGCAAATAAGGTTGAAGACTATAATATTAAAGACCACCTAGACCTGCTACCAGCACAGTATCAGAATCCAGACCAAGAACTTTATGAACTTGCTATGGAGGGTTTGACTGCTCGTGGTGTAGGTGCTGACCCTGCGTATCATGTTAGGGCTGAAGAAGAACTTCAAATCATTAAAAATAAAAACTTTGCTCCTTACTTCCTAGTTGTTCGTAACATGATTAACTGGGCTAAGAAAGAAGGCATTATGGTTGGTCCAGGTCGTGGTTCTTCTGCTGGTTCTCTGGTTTGTTATGCATTGGGAATTACTGACATTGACCCTATTGAGCATGGCTTGTTGTTCTTCCGTTTTATTAATCCAGAACGTAATGACTTTCCAGATATTGATACAGATATTCAGGATTCAAGACGTGAAGATGTAAAGGATTATCTAGTTAGACAGTATAGACACGTTGCTTCTATTGCCACGTTCCTTGAGTTCAAGGGTAAAGGTATGATTAGAGATATTGCTCGTGTATTGAATATTCCACTACCAGATGTAAATAAAGTTCTTAAACTTGTTGATGACTGGGATGATTATCTAAGGTCTAAGTCTACTCAGGAGTTCCGTGAAAAGTATCCAGAGATTGAACTTTATGGTGAGCAACTGCGTGGTCGTATTCGTGGTACTGGTATTCACGCTGCTGGTGTGGTTACTGCTAAAGAACCTATCTTTAAGTATGCACCACTTGAAACTAGAACAACTCCAGGTAGCAAGGAACGTATTCCAGTAGTAGCAGTAGACATGGAAGAAGCAGAACGTATTGGTCTAATTAAGATTGATGCTTTGGGTCTAAAGACCCTATCTGTTATCCAAGATACTTTGGCTATTATTAAAGAGCGTACTGGCGAAGACATTGATTTGTATAAAGTAAATATGCAAGATGCAAATGTTTATCGTATGCTATCTGATGGATACACTAAGGGTGTATTCCAATGTGAAGCAACACCATACACAAACTTACTTGTTAAGATGGGTATCAAAAACTTTTCAGAACTTGCTGCTTCTAACGCTTTGGTTCGTCCAGGTGCTATGAATACAATTGGTAAAGACTATGTTGCTCGTAAACACGGTAAGCAAAATATTGATTACAAACACCAAGTACTAAAAGCATTCACAGAAGAAACCTATGGATGTATTCTATATCAGGAACAAGTTATGCTTGCCTGTGTGGAACTTGGTGGAATGACAATGGCTGAAGCGGATAAGGTTCGTAAGATTATTGGTAAGAAGAAAGATGCAAAAGAGTTTGACGTATTTAAAGATAAGTTCGTTGCTGGTGCTTCTAGATTCTTAACTCCAAACGCTGCTGCTGACCTTTGGCATGACTTCGAAGCACACGCTGGATACTCGTTCAACAAGTCTCACGCTGTGGCTTACTCAACAGTTTCTTACTGGACTGCATGGCTAAAGCATAACTATCCAATTGAGTTTATGTATTCATTGCTCAAGAATGAAAGTGATAAAGATGCTCGTACTGAATATTTGATTGAAGCAAAACGTATGGGTATCCCTGTTCGCTTGCCACACATTAATGAATCAGATGTTGATTTTAAAATCGAGGGTAAAGGTATTCGCTTTGGACTATCATCTATTAAGTTTATTAGTGATAACATTGCCAACAAATACATTGCTGCTAGACCATTTGGTTCTTACAAAGAACTAGAAGAGTTTACATTTGGTAAGGGTAATGGTGTCAATAGTCGTGCATTACAGGCTCTACGCCTTGTAGGAGCCGCTACGTTTGATGACCAACCTAGAAACGATGAAGAAGTTCGTGAGAACCTTTATGAGTATCTCAACCTACCAGAATTCAATACATCAATTCCACAGCACTATCACGCATTTATTAATGATGTGGAAGAGTATGAAGAAAAGGGTGCATATGTTTTGATGGGTATGATTAAAGCAATCAAGCGTGGCAATGGTTGGTCAAGAGTGGAACTGCTAGATAAAACTGGTAGCATTGGAATCTTTGATGAAGCAAATACAACTATTGAAGCAGGTAAGACTTACATTGTTCTTGCAAGTGATAATAGAATTGTTACTGCTATTCCAGCAGATGAGACCAAGGGTAATCTATCTGGACTGATTAAGATTCTAAACTATCGTCAGTTGCCATACAAAGATGATGAACTATTTGTTGTATCATTTAAGCCAAGAGTAACCAAGGCTGGTAAGAAGATGGCTTCTCTCGTACTGGCAGACACAAATCGTGATATGCACAGTGTAACAGTATTTCCAACATCATTCTCAAAAGCATATATGAAGATTGATGAAGGAAATGTATATAAATTCTCTTTAGGTAAAACTAAAGATGGAACAACAATTATGGAAGATGTAGAAAATGTTTGATGAAGTAGCAAAAGAACTGCACGAAACCGCAGTAGAAAAAGGTTTCTGGGGCATTGCCTATAACAATGAAGATAAAGAATCTTTGGATATATTTATGACTAAACAACTAATGATGATTGTATCAGAAGCGGTTGAGGTCATGGAAGCAATTCGTAAGTCCAAAGGTCCAGATGAAGTAGCAGATGAGATGGCTGACATTATCATTCGTACTCTTGACCTGTACGCAGGTCTTCGTGAGTTTGAGTATGTCAATGGCAGTCTTGACGATGCTTTTGAAAAGAAGACTGGATACAATAAGTCTAGACCAGAAAGACATGGGGTTCGTTTCTAATGACAACTATTGAAGAAGCGTTAGCATCCTTAGACCCACGCATTCGTAAGCGTTTGACTAATGGTGTTGGATTTAAAACAGAGTATCAGCCTACACCAAGTTTTGGACTTAACCGTGCGTTGAATGGTGGATTACCTATGGGTAGACAGGTGTTGGTTTGGGGAAGCAAGTCTTCTGCCAAGTCTTCTCTATGCCTACAGATGATTGCTCTTGCACAGCAGGAAGGCAAACTGTGTGCATGGATTGATGCAGAGATGTCTTACTCTGAAGACTGGGCTAAAAGACTTGGGGTAGATACAGATAACCTAATCGTCTCACAGGCTCGTACAATTAATGAAATGGTAGATGTAGGAACTAATCTAATGAATGCAGGTGTAGACCTGATTGTAGTAGATTCAATTACATCGTTGCTACCTGCTATCTATTTTGAAAAGGATACTGATGAACTTAAACAATTGGAAAACACTAAACAGATTGGTGCAGAGTCTAGAGATTTTAGCAACGCTTGGAAGATGCTTAATTACGCTAATAATAAAGTTAAGCCAACCCTTTTGGTTCTTATCTCGCAATCTCGTAACAATATTTCTGCTATGTATACTAGTCAACAGCCTTCTGGTGGTCAGGCTACTAAGTTCTATTCATCAACGGTTATCAAGTTATTCTCTTCCGAATCAGACAATCAAGCAATTAAAGGCAAGATTGCAGTTGGCGATAAACTCATTGAAGAAAAGATTGGTAGGAAGATTCGTTGGGAAATTCAATTTAGCAAGACATCGCCAGCCTTCCAATCTGGAGAATACGATTTTTATTTCCGAGGTGATGTTGGGATTGACAGCATTGGTGATTTGGTTGATACTGCAGAGATGATGGGTATTGTAGAACGCACAGGGGCTTGGTATATCCTACCAGATGGTACTAAGTTGCAGGGCAGAGATAAGTTTGTGGCTCGTGTTCGTGAAGACCTTGACCTACAAGATGAAATCAAGGCTAAGGTTATCAGTGGGTAAGTATACAGTTTATCCAGGAAAATTTCCTTGCCATACCTGCAAGATAGAAGTTAAATCAGTTAGACTATATCCAGTAGAAAAGTTAATAACTTGGATGTGTCCAGAAAAACATTTAAATGAAGTTAGTCTGGAAACCAAAAAGAAAAAGGACTATGAGCGAGAGAAGTGAAAGCAAACGTCTTGGGGCTAAACAACACAAGAACTCTGGTAGAGGCACCCATAAGGGAGATGCTTCTTGGGAGAACTTTACTGTTGATTTCAAGGAAGTGGGAAAGTCCTTTACCCTCAATAAAGAGGTCTGGGCTAAGGCAACTACGGATGCTATTAGGAATAATAATAGTCCAGCAATCGTAGTTGTCCTTGGCGATGAGGGTATTAAAACAAGATTAGCAGTGATTGAGTTATCCCTATTAGAGATGATACTTGACCTACTACCCCCTGATAGTGTATAATAGAATTACAACATTAAGGAAACATAATGGAACTAACAACAATTGAACAGGTCAATGGTCTCACAGAGATTGCTGACTATATGGATGATGAAGAACTGACTACTGCTCTTACCTTTATTGCTAAGGTAATTCTTAAGCCAGATATTCCTCTTAATGTTGCACAGGTAGAAATCGTTCGTTTGCAAGCAATTGCTGCGAAGATGTCCTTCAAAGCCACATGGCTTACTAACGTAGATAAAGGAGACAGGGCGAAAAAGAATATTTATTACACCGCTGCTGAGGCTATTAACAACCTCGTTTCGGCTCTTAAATATATCACTCGCTAGTGTTTATTATGGCAAAAAATTTATTAAGTCAGGTAATGATTAAAAAGGTTGAGACTAATCCAAACTCCAAACCATCATTCCTGAACAAAGAAGAACTTATTGAAAAAATTAATTCTGGTTATACAGTTAATCGTGTAGATAAGTTTCAAACAAAGAAAACCTTTGCACCCAGTACGATTGCATTCTCGCATGGAGAGTGCCCACGTTACTGGTATTTAGCGTTTGAGGGTGCAGTATTTACAGACAATGCAGATGCCTATGGCGGTGCAAATATGACAGCAGGAACCAAGTCACATGAACGTATCCAATCTGCTATGGCTAACGTTCCAGGTCTGCTTGTAGATTCCGAATTTAAGATTACATATGATAGCCCACCAATCTTTGGTTATGGTGACGTTATTCTTAATTGGGAAGACAAAGAATTGCTTGGCGAAATCAAGACAATGCCACACGAGGCATTTGAGTATCGCAAATCTTCTGGTAAGCCAAAGGCTGGACACCTTGTTCAGTTGCTTATCTATATGAAGATTCTTAATAAAAGCAAAGCCATTCTGATTTATGAAAACAAGAACAATCACGAACTATTGATTTTTCCTGTTGAATTAAATGAGTATATGTATAAGTGGGTAGAGAACGCTTTTGAATGGATGAGAACAGTTCGAAAGGCTTGGGAAGACAAAACCCTGCCAGAGAAAAACTATCGTTCTAATTCAAAGATATGCAAGACATGCCCTATACAAGCGGCTTGTGCTTCTGCAGGTTCTGGAGAGATAAAAATTCAATCTCTGGAGCCTTTGGATGAAAAACAAACATTGTAGTTGGTGCGATAAGCAATTCCAAACTAAATTATCTTATCAGATATACTGTTCTGCCGAATGTAGGGAACAAGCAACTAAAGAAAAAATTGCTGAAAAATATTTAAGAGATAGAGTAAAGAAACGTGCTGGAAAAATCAGGCTATGCAAGCATTGCAATAAACAACTGTCTATGTATACAGAAGAAACTATTTGTCAAAGTTGCGAGGTAAATCCAGATGACGTTAAAGACACTCTTAAAGAGATTAAGGATATCCTAAATGGTAAAACTAAATTTGATTAAAAAGCCAAAACGATTCTGTGCTATTGATGCTAGTACAAACAGTCTAGCCTTTGCTATCTTTGAAGATAGTTGTATTATTGCTTGCGGAAAAATTAAATTTGAAGGCATCTCTACTTATGACAAGGTTATGGATGCCGCTAAGAAGACTAAAGCATTCTTTGATAAATTTGATTTTGATACCATTATCATTGAACACACAGTATTTATGAATAGTCCTAAGACTGCTGCACAACTGGCTATGGTGCAGGGGGCGTTGCTTGGTGCTGCTTCTATGGCTGGGGTAAAGAAGATTGGCTCTGTATCACCCATGACTTGGCAAAACTTTATTGGTAATAAGAAACTAACTAAAGAAGAAAAGCATGAAGTTCAAAAGAAAAATCCAGGCAAATCTGTTTCTTGGTTTAAGAATGAAGAACGAAATATTCGAAAGCAAAGAACAATTAACTTTGTTAATATAAACTATGACAAGCAGTTAGAAGATGACGATGTGGCTGATGCCTGTGCTATTGGACACTGGGCTTTAAAGAACTGGGATAAGGCGTTTGGTTACTAATGGCTAACAAATTTTATACAAATGAGGCATGGCTTCGTAAAAGGTTCCATGTTGATAAGAAAACTCCAGAGCAGATTGCTTTGGAATGCGGAACTAGCGTAGAAACAATCTATGTTTATCTAGCAAAATTTAAACTAAGGAAGTCAAAGAGATGAAAAAAGTAAAGTCTGTTAAACTAGCAGAAACAAAATTCAGCAGAGAGGACAGCCTTGAAATTGGCAATTTTACTATTGCTAAAGGTGATATCATTAAGATAGATGGAGAACATGGCGTAAAGTTCAAGTTTGATAGTCTTGTTACCAATACAGAAACTGGTAATGTTTGGGTAGACTGCTTTGAAATGCAAAAAGCAAAGCCTACTATATGGCGTTCATTTGCACCTGACCGTGTAAAAAGAATTCCAACAAAACGAGGAAGACGAAAGAAAAATGTCAATTGAAGACTTAACAGTTGAGCATCTCGATGAGATGAATAAGGTTGTGGAGAAGTATCTCCAGGGTGAAGAGCCTACCCAAATTTCTAAAGCACTTGCTATGCCACGTCAAAAAGTTATGGCACACATCAATCAATGGCGTGTGATGGCTTCTGATAATGCTGCCATTCGTGCTCGTGCCAAGGAAGCCCTAGTTGGTGCAGACACACACTATAATAAATTAATTAGCAAAGCATATGAAGTTATGGATGATGCTACGACCGTTGCTAACCTTGGTGCTAAAACTGCTGCAATTAAACTTGTTATGGATATTGAAAGCAAGCGTATTGATATGCTACAAAAGGCTGGTCTACTTGAGAACAAAGAACTTGCAGAAGAGATGCTAGAGATTGAGCGTAAACAGGATATCCTTGTTGGTATTCTTAGAGATATTGCATCGGAGTATCCACAGATTCGTGACGAGATTATGCGTAGACTTTCGCAAGTATCCAAAGAGCAAGAGGTTATAACTATTGTCAATGTTCAATGATTTCTTTGAAGTACTGAAAAGTAATGTCTTTGCTGAAGTTCCAGTAGATGTTAAAACATTTGTTGAGGGTGAAGACTATCTTGGTCAACCACCTCTGTCTCAAATTCAGTATGATATTGTAGAGGCTATGAGTCAAATCTACAAACTAGAAGAAGTCATTGAAATCCTGGGGGATGAAGAGGGTCGCAAATACTACAATAAGTATACTAAGAATGAAGTTATCCTACAACTTGGTAAGGGTTCTGGTAAGGACTTTGTTTCTACAGTAGCCTGTTGCTACATCGTTTATAAGTTGCTCTGCCTTAAAGACCCTGCTCGCTATTTCGGTAAGCCAACTGGCGATGCTATTGATATTATTAACATTGCTATTAACGCACAACAGGCTAAGAACGTTTTCTTTAAGGGCTTCAAGAATAAGATTGAACGCTCACCTTGGTTTGCTGGTAAGTACTATGCAAAGGTAGATAGCATTGAGTTTAATAATGCTATTACTGTTTATTCTGGACACTCGGAACGAGAATCTCACGAAGGTCTAAATCTTCTTTTGGCAGTTCTCGATGAGATTTCTGGTTTTGCTAACGAAGTTAATACTGGTAATGAGCAGGGAAAGACAGCAGACAACATCTATAAAGCCTTCCGTGCCTCCGTAGATAGTCGTTTTCCAGACTTAGGAAAGGTAGCCCTACTATCTTTCCCACGATATCCTGGAGACTTTATTAGTCAGAAATATGATGCAGTAATCGCTGAAAAAGAAGTGATTGTAAAGAAGCATAAATTTATTATGAATCCTGACCTACCAGAAGACGCTGAGGGAAACAGTCTTGAGATTGAATGGGAAGAAGACAACATTCTGTCTTACAAGTTTCCTGGAATGTTTGCTATCAAGAGACCAACCTGGGTTGTTAACCCTACCAGAAAGATTGATGACTTCAAGTTAGCGTTCTACACAGACCTTGGAGATGCTATGCAACGTTTTGCCTGTATCCCAACCTATGCTTCAGATGCATTCTTTAAGCAGCAGGAAAAGGTTCGTGCAACTATGACAATAGTTAATCCAATAGACTCTAGCAAACGTTTTATGGAATCTTTTAAGCCAGACCCAGACAAGAAATACTTTGTCCACGCTGACCTTGCACAACGCCACGACAAGTGTGCTGTTGCTATTGCTCACGTTGAGAAATGGGTAAATGTCCAGGTAGTTAAAGACTATGCACAAGTAATGCCAATCGTAGTAGTAGATGCAGTAGTATATTGGGAGCCTCGTATTGAGGGTCCTGTAAACCTATCGGAAGTAAAACAATGGATTCAGAATCTACGCAGACTAGGTTTTGATTTGGGAATGGTTTCCTTTGACCGCTGGCAATCATTTGATATTCAAAATGAACTTAAGTCTGTTGGTATAAAAACTGAGACAGTATCTGTTGCTAAGAAACACTATGAGGATATGGCTATGCTTGTTTATGAGGAACGTCTGGTTATGCCAGCAATCGAACTACTCTTTGAGGAACTAACAGAACTAAAAATTATGAAGGGTAATCGTGTAGACCACCCTCGCAAGTCTTCCAAGGACCTTGCAGATGCTGTTTGTGGTGCTATCTTTGGTGCTATCTCTCACACACCAAAAGACCTAAACCAAATGGTAGAGATACACACGTTCCGTGATAGAAAAAAGACTGAAGAAATGCATGAGTTTGATAAGCGTAGTATTGTTGAACGCAATAAACCAGAACAAAAAGAACTAGATTCATACTTTAAACAGTTTAACATTAATGTAATTTAATGGTATAATGTACTTGTTGGGCACTTCCAACAAGGAGAACTAAAATTAATAAACCCCAAAGATTTTTACTAGCCATACTACTAGCCTTTTCCTGCCTATTCTTTCCATCAACAGCCTCTGCAGAAACAAGGGCTGAATATGATGCGGTAGTTGCAGAAGCACAGGGCAAGGTAGGTGCTGCTCAAAATAAACTAACTCTTGCTCAGGAAGCATATCAGAAAGCCCTTGACGATAAAGTAGCCATAGATAATCTAGTAGAATCAAATAAAATAGTTTTAGATAATAAAATTTTAGATGTTCAAAATAAGCAACTACTTGTTACTAAGGCACAGGCAAATCTAGATTTAACTAAGGATGACTACAACACAAAATTAATTTCAGACCCCAACTGGGTAAGACCTGATAAAGAACAGACACAAACTATTGATGTTGCATACACAGTTGATGTTACTTATACAGAGTTGGTTCCAAGAACAGAGTTGATTCCAAGAACTATTCTTGTACCTCATACAGAAATGCAATCTTATTTAGATTATGTTCCAGTTGAAGTTACCACGGTAGTTCCAGGTGGACTTACAGCAACCTCATATAATAGACAAGGATATAACAATGCTCCACCATTGCCAATAGAAGGAGAAACACCATTAGCCACTAAGAATGTTCCCAACATTGACTTTCAATGGGGTAGTGGATTGGTTTTAAATTCTGGTAAATCTGAAGACGTTATAGTTAAGTTTGAGGGAAACCTTATGGTTCCACAAGATGGATGGTATAGTTTCTATGCTCCAGGCGATGATGGAGTTAAATTAACCATTGCTGGAATGAGCCTTATTAATGACTGGAGAGATAAAGGTGGAGGTGGAACTACCTCACAAGAGATGTGGATTAGAGCAGGTATTTTCTATCCAACCACTTTATACTATTATGAAAATGGTGGTGGAGCATGGGTACAACTTTATTCAAAAATTTCTGGTGGTAACATGCAAATTATTCCTGCATCTTGGTTTGGAGAAAAAACAGTAACAGAAATAATTTATGAACCAGTTGTAAGATATTATGAAGCAACTGTATATACAGAAGAAACAGTCTACGATGAGGTAACTGTTTATGATGAAATAACTTTATTTAGAGAAGAAACTAGATATAGAAAAGAAGACATAATAGTGATGGTTCCAGATGAAGACGCATCTGCACCATTGATTAATGACTCTGCTTTACTAGTTCAAATAGGTTTGGCACAGATTGATTTAGATGAAAAACAGTCTAACCTGTTATCAACAATTGCAGATATGGATAATCTACAACAAAACTATGAGTCTTCTTTAACTATTCAGACAGAAAAGGCAGGTATAATTGAGGTAACATCAGCAGATGTAATAACAAAACAGGAGGAATTAGTTGTCGCTCAACAAGAACTTAACGCCATTCCACCTTATGAAGAGCCAACACCTACACCTGAAGAGACCGAGGAACCTGTTGAAAAGCCA